TTAATTACTTGAATTTGAGACTTGTCCGTTTTTATAGTGTCTGATTTCTTCTAATTTTCTCTTTGCCATTTCCTGAACAATATCGGCAGGGATATTTTCGAGTAATTCCTTGTTTCCCGGACGGAAAACACGACCGGATTTCGTTACTATTTCATCTTTCACCAATGTATCTTCTGATGTTTTCATTATAAGCCTCCTCTTCATCACTGTCTGCTTCTCTGGCGGAAAAAATTCTCGTTAAATTGAATAAAGCAGAGAATAGATTTAGAAATGCAAGAGAATAGAATCCTATAAATTATTGCATATAGTGTAATTAAGTTACATTTTGATAGCTCTTAATACTAAGAATCAATGTATTTATCGTATTACTTCCATTTCTGAAATTTGTTTTAATTTTGTCTGATCAACAGTATTGTTATTAGGGAAGTCAAACCTAGATATTTCATTAATTGATGGATTATCCATATTAGCCGATAAGCTAACAGACATTTTTAGATAATGATTATTGTCATTAATTGAGAGATAAACAATTTTGTTGTTTTTTGAATCCCAGAATATACTAGAATATTTTAAATAATCAAGTATTTTATACCAGTTTTCTTTAATCAGTTTGTTGTCATGGGCATTTATTATACCTTTTATGAAGCTTGTTTTCAGAGTAATAATACGGCTGCCATGAAAATTTATTTTTTTACTTTTAAGAAATTGCATAATCTTATTATTTAAAAAACCGACTGGTGAAGAACACGCTGTTCCATGTTTGCCTTTAAGCGCTTTATCAATGAAATTATTAAAACTAGTTTTATTACTATTACTTGATAAAAAAGTATTAGCTATATTTTCAACTTCTTCAGGATATTTCTTTTCCGCTTTTTGAATGAGTATATCAAACAATAGGGATTTTCTGTCAATGTTTTTTAAGTTATTATTAAAACCGGGTTGGACTCCTTCGGGTATTTTTTCAATAATACCTTTTCGTTCATTATAATACGTCCGGTAAACTTCCGGCGGTGCTTCGGTTTTAATAGGAATAGTACCCCCTCCTTTAGATGGTGGGATCGGTATTCCACCCCTCTCTTCATATCGTTTTTTTCTTTCTTCTGTAACTGCCCTGATTTTACATCTGCAAAAATATTCCCGTTGTGGGCGATGATTATCCCACCATGGATCATCTTTCAGTAAGATAAGTCCGTTCCAACTTTCATGTGTCGGTCGGTGATGTATGCTTGAGCCAAGAAGGTACATTAAATAAGGATGGGAGTCGCTTTCCATCGCGCTTTGATATTGTTGTTCATTATATGCTTGGCGCATATTTGTATCGTATATTGTTTTTAGCCTGCGGTCACTACCAAGCTGGGCGTTGACTGTCTCTCCAGTTTTTGGATCAACCATGTCTTTACGTCCCCACCATCCTTTCTGTTGTAAAATTGGTTTTATGTCTTTTTTGAATGTTTCAAACGATTGACCGTTTTCAACCGCTTTTGTAACCGCAGTATGAAAATCAGAGAGTACGTCTAACTGCATTGCTTTGGCAACGGTAAAACTAGTAGCATGTTCCTCATTCCATACATCTTTATATGAAAAACTTGTCTGTAATTTTTTGTTTTTAATGAAATCTAAGGCTATTTTCGGAATAATATCACTCATAGACTATCGAAGTTGGCATCTCCCTGCGCCCTTGCCTTAAACGCCGCCAATGCAATATATTTGGCGATTTTATCAGGTGACCAGTTTACAAGTAATTTTTCAAGTTCTTCTTGAAAACTTTTGTAGTCTGTAGCGGAATCAGCCGCTTTACAGATCACGGAGGCTATTTCATCGGAAATAGCCGTATATTCGCTTTCTGTTTCTTTTATTACAATATCAATATTATTTGACATGGCGACTCAAAAATTTATCAATGACGCTTTCCAGTTCATTGATGTTGTCTGTGCTAACTCCCAAAAACGGCCGCGCGGGCAGTTTTTTGGTTCCCTCTTGATGAAATCCGGCATAGGACATCGGAGAACCTACTAAAACGCTTTCTTCGCCATTGACATTGAAGCTAAGTGTATCTTTTAGAAAGCCTTCTCTCTCAAGTATTCCTCCGCCAAAATATTTGTTTTTAAATCTGATGGTAGCGTCTACAAGTTTTTTCCATGGATCACCTTTTGGGTCTGTCTCAAAATCAAACCTGTCTAAGATTTGTTCCCTAACTTCAACGCCAATATCGTGTAGCAAACTCTCTTTTTGATAACCGGATAGACAAAAAGAATTTAATTTATTTGCCAGTTTCTCTATTTCACTTAAATTAATATTTACGACAGCGCCCATTTATTTCCCCTAGTTAATAAAACTACTGATATGCTTCCTTGTTTGTCAGCGTTATGTCACAATTTATAGAATCTGCGGTTGCCGTGTATTCAACCGCAGATATTAAAAGATCGGCTTTAAGACCAAACGACGGTATATTAACAGGGACTAACGAATTTGGAAACCAAAATAATTCGGGTTTTTCTATTGTTGTGTTTAAACATTTTATTTGCCCATCGGTAAGCCCCCAACCCGATACATTAACTGTCACTTCGTCTTTGCTCCGACGTAGCATTTCTGTTTTTGCCAGTCTAGATAATGATTCATCAGAATGCTTATCATCATCTATGTTGATGCAAAGTGTACGGTTCCCTCTGCAATCATAATCAGTTTTTTGTTTTTCAATACCATTTCCTTTGACTATATATGTACGAAATTGTTCTGCACCATTTTCTACCCACTTGATACTTTTAACATTTACACCTTCGGTTATATGAAATTTTTCTACTCTGACACTATTGGCTATTTTCCATAAGTATAGGTTGCCAGCCTGATTACTGGTTAATATGTACCCTTGATTATCGGCTTCATTAATTAATTTAGTCCATGGGCTTTCATTCTCAAACGGAAATTCGCCGACAATCTCGGTAGGATCAGGTTTATTTTCAGGAAAAGTATCACACGTTATATTAAATTTGTCTCCTATAATTTGTAAGGCTTTTCTAAGTGTTTTATTCTCATCTTCGTCTTCATTGCTCCATGTTGAGTCAATAATGTCTCGTGCCGGAGATCGCCCAATAATTTGCAAACTATGTTTTGTGTCGTCAATACTTACTACTTTTTCATCTACAAGTACCGTTGTAATTAAATCTGACCAACCGCTTTTAAATAATTTGTTTTTACATTTAATTGTCAATTTATCATGTTTGTTGACTTTTAAATGTTCACTTGGCATTAATTCCATTTCAAGCGTATGACATATTTCATCAAGCGATTTTTTGATTTTAATTGAACGCCAAACCAGTTCTTTGTTTTTAGTTTCATTTTTGACAATAATCTGCATAATTTACCTTTCTATAAAAAGTTGGCAGGGAGGGTGAATAAAGTCCTCCCTGCCGCGGTTAGAAAATATATTAATGCGGCGGAGTTTCCGCATTAACTTCATTTTTTTTCGCCGTCTTGACTTCGTGCATAACGACCCTTGGATCATTTTCCAGAATCGCAAGCTGTTCCGCAGTTACCTCATAGGGCTGGGAATCCTGATAAAGACAAAGCCCGGCGCGGCGGTATGTCTTGTATGCCGTGTTATGACTTATCATCATTATCTGTTTTTTCATATAGTCCCCTATAACCACGGTGATACGATAAGTTCCGCCGTATGGTAATTGATGTTTGAATCACCGCCGTCAATTAATTGCGCTTCAAGAATTTTACGTGCGGCGGACTCATTGTCGGCGTTTACTACCAAATGAGTTGGAACAATTCCCAGAGGATCGCCGCCGTCGCGCTTGAACTGCCGCATCATAAGACGGGCGGCTTCATAGTTCGCCGGAGTCAGCGCCTCTTTTGACGCGACCGCCTGTTGCCAGAATCCGTAGCCGAAACTTCCACGGTAACGGATACCGTAAATATATTGGTCTTTAATAAAAACCGTGTCGTTATGCGGATCGGTTATGTGTTCAAATTCCGGCGTTGTTCGTTCCTGTATGATTAGCGGTTTAAGCGAGCCGGAAAGGGACAGTAGGAACCAAGGAATTCCGTCCGCATCGGGATCGCCGTAGATATTTGAAATATCCGACGCGGTTCCGGTTCCGTCCGCTTTAGCGAAAACCTGATGTTCGTCAAAAAATTTTTTACCGTCATAACATGCGGTATTAAATCCGTTTTTTAGAAGGGTGGCGAGGTTCCTATTTAAAAAGGCTATAAATTCATCGGCCATAGCCTTTGCCATTGGGGTGTATATTCCAAGGTTGTCATCTTCAATGTCCGTGCGGTCAACGTTAAGCGTCGCCTCATACTTTTTGTTTTCGATGACATAGGAACTGTTTTTAATGTTTTCAAATACCCTGTCGCCTATCCACTCGCGTAACTGTGGAAATTTTCCCAACCAGCCGTATGTGTTGCTTTTTGAATTTGACTTGATCGTGGTCGCGGCGATCTTGTGAAAACTTTCGGCTTCCAGTAATCGTATATGCTGGGCGAATTCGTTCTTGAATGCGGACAGCATACCGTTTAGTGCGCTTGTAGTGATAATCATTTTTTTATCTCCTTGCTTAAATTTATTTTTCTGCCCTTTTTCCAGAGCTGGTATACTTTGGTAAAACAAATATTGTAATCGTGACACATTTCCATCATAGGCACATTTTCAACCGTCTGACGGCGGTAAATTTCCTGGGCTATTACGTCCCTAAATGCGTTTCGTTCAAGAGGGATATAAACCTGAAAACCGCCGTACAACGCCATCAGTTTATTAATTATTATTTCAGCCGCGCGGTCTCCAACGGCCTCACGGAGTATTTCATACATTACGCCTAACGTTTTGCCATCTTTTTTCTTTACCGGAATATAATACATCGCGCCGCCAAAATAAAGGCAGAGTTTGCGGACTCCCTTCACGGCGGTTTCCCTGTTTATAACGTCACAACAGGCGTTCACTATATCCAGCGCGATGTTTTGAACGTCGCTTACTATTTTACCCACAATGGCAATATAAACGGTTTAATATGGATTAATACATTAATGGGAATTAATGTATTTTTATGGCGGATTAAAAGACCTTAGGAATGTGCTAAAACGTGGGGAGGGGTAAAACATCAAAAAATAAAACAGACCCCCTTCCGCAGTGGTGCGGAAAGGCTCTATGAGGCAAATAAAATGAGGTCTGTGACCGTTTTTAATTTGCCCTACAATGCCCTTGCGCAGTATGCGCAAGGGTTCTTTTGTAAATTATCAATATTTGATACATACCCCCTTGCGCCGTGCGGCGCAGGGGCTCTATGGGGATTTTAGAGCGCGTCACGGACAGCGCAAAATTTGCGTTTATTGCGTTATGGCGGGCTTTAAAATTTATGCCGTAGTTTTTCAGGTCGATCCTCTTATAAACCCCATCGCCATACAACGAAGGGGCTCTATGAGGGTTTTAGAGCGCGTCACGGACATGGCCGAATTTGTGTTATGGGTGACCTTATTTAAAACC